CTATCATGATTTCCATAAATTCTTTCTTGTGAACTATGAAATGTTCTTCATCATTTCTTATCGCCATAGCGTTTCGGAATAGGTGAACGAACTCTTTATCAACAATCACTTCTGCTTCGGGCAAACCAAGCTCAACTTCTTTTCTTGGATGATTATGAAGTCGGTGAGGTCTTTTAGAAGGAATGAATTCAATGCTTGCTTCAGGGTCAATTACTGTTATCGGCTGAGAGCTTCTTGACCATTTCTCCCAATTCTCTTTGAACTCTTCAAGTTTCTCCTTCGATAAGGAAGGAAGTTTCAAAATGATATTTCCATTTCGGTCAGGCTCCTGAATATGAGGCCAAATGTTACATCTACGCAAAAACTCTTCAACTTCTTTACGATTAGCAGGCTGCCATTGTTCTCCCATATCATCTATAATTACGCAAGAAGGTCTTAGCCCATCCAAGTCTCTTGGTAATACAGGTTCATTCATATACTCTCTTCGGAACTCTTTTGGCGTCAATCTCTTTGCCGCTTCTTCATATTCATTAATTCCGCTTTTATCTCTATCAGTCCAATCGTTATTTTTCATCGTAGAACTCTTTTGGGATTATTAAATTAGCAGGAACAGAACACTCTGGGTCTGGCTTGTAATCTTCGATAACCTTCCAAAATATCCTTTTGACTTCCTCTATATCCCAACCAGCAATTCCGCAACCTATCTTTGTAAGATAGAACGTCAATTGTTGATTATTCAATACAAAATCTATGAACTTGTCAATACTCGCTTCCAATGCACTCTCCGATACTTTCTCTATGTTCTCATCCAAAGTCGGAATAGCATAAGAACGTCCAGTCAATCCTTCGCTTTCGCCCCAAGTCGCTTCAAAATTCTCGTAGGCTATGCGGGCAGCTCCTCCCATGTGAGCTCCATTCATATTGGAACCAAAGACAAATATCTCATCTGGTTTCAATTCGTCAATCCTTTCGGGTGTAAATTTTCGTGACATGATTTTACAATTTAATGATTTGTATTTAATAACTTTGTAAAAATAAAAGGAGAATGTCTTGCGGCACCCTCCTTTCACAACAAAACGTCAAGAATATGGAAACACTATCAAACTCCAAACTTAGTATATATCATTTGCAAAGTCTGGTCAATGGATGCTTGAGCCGATTGAAGGTCATACGTCTCGGAACTTGCACTGATTTGTTGAATCCTCGTAGCTCCTTCTGATAAGGCAGACGACATAGCGTTGATAATCGTTCTGTTACTCACTCGTTTCTTCATATCGGGCATCATTACATAGTAGTCGGCAGTGTATCCTACTCCGCCAGATACTTTTGTAACTTCTCCGCTTGAACTCACGTTCTTCGATACTACCAATTCAACATCAGAAGGACTCATTGCGGTTGCATTGTCTTCTCCCACTTCGGTAACTTTATATTCAGCAACCAACTTTCCCATAGATACGGCAACAATCTCCATATCTACTTCAAGAACGGCTGGAATGAACTTGTACTCAAAGTCGCTCTTCTCTCTCGTGAACGGCTCTATGTTCGGGTCATCTACTTCGGTTGCTCTCTTGTATTGAACGGCTTCAACCCATGTTCCGTCCAGAGTTGATTTCATCTTCGTGAAACCTACAACGACATATTCATTGCCCTTGTAATAATAGTGTTTATCTTTTGCTATCATATCTTTGTAATGCAAATTGTTTGTAATCTTCAAGTTCTTGTTTCTCTTTATCGGATAACTTACACCATTTACCGATATTCAAACATTCATACTCCTTTCTTTCAGGCTGATGTGACCAAGAATGAGTATCAACCTCCATTTCATACTTAACCAGCTCCCAATCGCTATCTTTGTAATATCGGTGAATGCTTATCAAGTATTTCATTTTCTTGATATCAAGAAGCGTTTGACCTCTCCAAGCGTACTCTGGATAACAAGACGTTGATAAACCGTCATCATGACTCGGAGAAATAAGATGCTGAATATATTCATATCCTTCTCCGCTTGTTCTTTCTCTTCTAAAAAGATAGAACGTGTCTTTGGGTTTTGCTGGTTTGTCCATCACTTCTTACATTTATCAGGTTTCTTGCCCTTGTCGCCTTTCTTATCTACTTTGGGAACTGGTATGAACTTTCTCGGAGCTTTACCAATATCCTCTTTTCCTTTGTTGAACTCATCATCGTGAGCCTTCTTTCCAATATCTTCCATAATGTTTCTATTTATATTGTTCTACCATATCTCCATCCTTTCGGAATAGGTAACTTTGGGTCATGCCATTTGTTTTCTACTCCGTTTGTTATCCATTTTTTACCTGTATGAACGCAACCTTTTTTACGATAACTTTCTTTCAATCCTTTGGACATTTTCAATTTATGTTCCTCTGATAAATGCTTACCAAAATGAACGCTCTTCCTTCCTCTTTGAGCATCGCCAATTTTCTTCCTATGTTCTTCGCTTTTAGGCAGACGAATGTGAGCATGTAAAGCGTTCAAATGTTCTTCTGATAGTTTCTTACCTTTATGAGCTTTGCTTATCTTCTCCCGAACTTCTTTTGGTCTATGATTGCCATAATTCCAATGCTTATCTCCAACGAATTTACCTTTCATAGCAACACTTATCTTCTTTGCAGCTTTTGCCCTTATCTCTGGTATCTTCATAGCGTTGACCCAATCGTCTCCTCTCGCTTCTCCCCAAAGAAAGTTACAACCTCCTACTTTGAATGAGTAATGAGCTTTTGCTTCCTTTATCCAATATCTCTCCATTCTATTCAAAGACTTCGGAGAATATGAATTCATAACAAGCAAAATTTCTCTTTTAATAAGTTTGTTCCAATTAGTAGGATATTTATCAATATGTTTCTTCAAAACATGCTCCCAAATTGCGGAACCACTACCCCAATAACAAGAAGACAAAGAAGGTTTTGAAATAAGGAACTCGTCAACTGATTCAGCTTCGTGTTGCCCTACATAAAACCTTCTATTGGTCAATATAGTGAATTTGTAAATTATACCTATCATAACATACATTTTCTACTATATAACTGAAATATGTAGCTATAACGATATTCTACATTTCAAATCTTCTTGAAATATGTTTCCTCTAACATATATTAACTCTCTTTTAGCACGTGTCACGCATACATAAAAAAGGTTTTGTTCTTGTTCGTATTGCCATGGCAAAGTTGCGTACTTAGAAGGAATGAGTTCAGGTGCTAAAAAGAAAATGCGGTCATTCTCCAAACCTTTCGCCTTATGAATAGTAGATAACATTATGCCTTTAATATCATCGCTAAAAATGTTGTTTATTAGCTTCTTCAATTCGGCTACACTTTCAACCTCCTCGCAAAGACATTCAATAACTTCTATCTTTTGTTGAAGCACTTTCATCTTTGGGTGTAGGCTCGGTTTCCGCACTCCTCGTTTCTCCAGCTTTCTCAATAGATTATTCTTTTCAACCTCAAGCATAGAGAACAAGCCGTTGATTGTTTTAGCTCCTGTTTTGCTTATCAGTCCAAGAATACCCTCGCCAATCTCCTTTCCTCGTATCTTTGATTTGATTTTGTTCTTCATTAACCAAAGATAAGTTTGAACCAACGGCTTCAAGTTTCGACAAAGTATCCAATCACCTTGCTCTATCTCGGTCAGACTTCCATCCTTGACCGTTCCTTCTTCGGCATTCGGAGCGTATGATATTTCAGGCACTATCCTCTGAGCTTCCTTAACGATATTAACGGCACACCGATAAGACACACTCAAAGGCAGTTTAATTGCTTGCCCGTTAATGTTCGCCAGTCGTTCGTAACTTTCTGCGTCGGCTCCTGCGAAGCCGTATATTGCCTGCCTTTTGTCTCCTACAGTCACCAATCTTCCTTTTCGGTTCAAGCAATTCTTTATGAACTGGTGTTGGCATATTGAGAAGTCTTGGCTTTCATCACAAAACACATAGTCATACTTTCTGAAACGTATCGAAGGGTCAGTCACAGGAACATATATCATATCCATGAAATCAAATTGCCCCTTATCCTTAATCAGAAGCTCAAATGCTTTCATAGCAACTTTTACCTCCGTTTCTCCGATATTCAAATCATAGTGTTCGGATAGCTCGTTGATTGCTTCTTCGGTATTATCGCAAAGATTACAACGCATGAGGTCAAGTATCTTTGGTATGATAAAATAGTACCAACCTCGCTTCTGTTCGGGAATGTCTTCAAAACCCTTCAACGCTCGCTCCGTTTTAGCAATGCCCTTGTTTGGATTCATCTTCACTCTTCCTCCGTATCGGCTCAATATCGAACGCCAACCGCAAGAATGAATAGTCATGATTTCAACATCTCTTCGTTTGTTTCGCTCCTTTAACTCATCAATGATTGAGTTATTAAAAGCAAGGAACAGGGAACTGGCATCGTTCGGAATAAAATTCAATAACTCCAATAACACCGTAGTTTTCCCTGAACCCGCAACCGCTGAAATGTTGATATCTTTCTTCGTCTTTTGAAATACTTTATAAATCGTTGTTTGATATCTACTCGGTTTCATTCTCTTTACAGTTTCTTTGTACCATTCGGAGCTGCCCACTTGAACCAAGTTGCGCTCTTCGTGAACTCGCAACGTACCAAAACGCCCTCTTCCATTACCCTTTGAAACAAGGACATGAAGTTTGTTCTGTTAGCGCACATCGCTGCGTTCTTGGTTAAGAACTCTGTAATGTTTACACCTTCTACCATATTAAAATCAATAGACTGAGCGGTGTTGAAGTAGCCTTCTTGCCACTTGTAAACATTGAAGAACAAGAACTCATCCTTGTTCGGAGTAGCCACTTGGAGGATTGTATAACCCTCCATTACCAGCTGTTCGATAGCCTTTTGATAAATGTTGACTTCCATATTAAATTTCTCCTTTCTCTTGAGACGTTGTTAACACTTCTTTTATTTTCTTCATACAACGTGAATATTGTCCATTTGTTACCTCTGGATTTTCCTTCAAGAACTCGGAAGTTTTTTGACCTAACATTCTTGAACGACATATCCGCTTTTCTAATTCATCCAAACCAAGATGCTCCATTAAAAGCTCCGTTGTATCAGGCTCCCGATAATCGTGAAAACCCTTATTCACTGCCTCTAATGCTTCTGAAATTTCTACGTGTCTATTGCTCCTCTGTAACTCCTTCTGATAATCTCGGTAAAAATTTCTTGACAGAGACTTGTTGAAGTAGAAATAAAAATTGTAATTGCCCTTGATTATATACTTTTCTAAACATTTGTCAAAGATGATATAACAATCAGCAACCAATTCATCTCTGTCTGGCATGTCCTTCACTTCGGTATTGTTAAGCAGATTGAGATAATTGGCAATGTTTTTCTTGACAATATCTTTCATCATTTTGAATACCAAATTCTTATACACCTTGACTCGCTTCTCGTTCGGTGAGTATCTGATTATCGCAATCCACTTATTGACAAGTTTCGCCTTGTAGTGATAATCGGCTTTGAAGTACATGCTCTCTAATCCCATACCGTCAACCTTTACTTGCGTCCTTAAATTGCTTAACTGTCTCGTGCAGTTGATGTTCCTTGAAAGGTTTTATTTCTTTCTCGTAATGGTCATGAGAACGTTTCTTCAGCATTGCTCTTTTAGCTTCGGGTGAAGCACTGGAATACTTAGCAATGTCGATATTTTTCTGACTGAGTGGAATATCCTTGTTTGGATTGATTTCCTCTCGTATTTGTCCGCAACACGGACAAGGAGCGTTGTTGCTTTGAAGATGTCCATTGACTATACGATAGGTGTTTGAATAGTATTCATCTTCAACGCCCTTTCGCTTGCACTCTTCATTTCTACAAATAAATTTTACCATATCTATCTTCGTTTTTCAGTTATTCTCGCATACTCCAAAATCAAAAGAGCGTCTGAAACTCTCATCCAATCTTGTTTTGTTTTCAAGTTGAACTTCGCTCCCACGCTCGGATAAAGTTGTTGAGCACGTTCTTTCAGTTTAGTCTTCCACTGCGTCGTGGTTTTCTTACCTTTCGTGCCCAATTGTAGCTCCTTCTGCCACTTCTGAGGAGTAACCTCCATAGTAGGTATCTTTCTGCATAAAAGAGCCATTTCCAAGTGACCAAAACCCTTTCCGAAATTAAACATTGAGCTGCCTCCCATTCCTGGCAATCCTCCTACCTTTTCCAAGTAGCATGTAGCATTCTTCTGATACTTCGTGATAAAGTTCAATAAGTCCTGAGGAGTTTCAGGCATATGAGTCACCATTATTATCTCGTTTCGGTCAAGCGAAAACACTACAATTCCACCTTCTTTGCCAGGGTCAATTGTAATTAACTTCTTGTCTTTTATGTATTTTATCCATTCGTTATTTTCCATCTATAATAAAAGTTTACACCGTTCATATTATCTCTAATAAACTTTGAGAAGTTTACACGTATCGGCTGACATCCTTCTCCTTAACCACGTAGAGTGTGTTCTCATTGTTGAAAGACTCACTAACATTTTGGGTTATCACCAAAATAGTAATACCCATTTTTTCAAAGATTTTGATGATATTTTCTTGACCCTTGCTATCCATTCCATGGAAGCATTCGTCAAAGCAAAGAAGGTTCAATCCACGTCCGTTCGTGGATAGATTTATGAGGTGCTGAATTCCAAGAACTCCTGCCAACGTTACACGTCCTCTTTCTCCTCCTGACTTAGCCAAGAATTGTTCAGCGGTAACTCCGTCATTCAAAACAAACACATCAATCTTTTCTCTCACCTCACCTGATTTCAAAATGGTAAATCCATTGATGAGTACGGATATATCAACACCGAACTTTCTCAAATAGCTGTTCGTGATACCTTCGATTATTTTGATTGATTTGTTCGCAAGATAAGTCATGAACCCCGAACGTCCCATATTAAACTGCCAGAACTTAATTGTCTCCATCTCTTCGCTGATTGGTAAGAGCTGTTTGGTCAACTTCTCTATCTCGGTATCACATTCCCCGATACGCTGGTTGAGACTGTTTAACAATTTGTCGTCCTTCTTGCGTTTCTTGATAGCTCTCTTCTCGGTTTCCCATTTCTCTATCTTTACAAGAAGGTCGGCACGGTCTTGAGTCTTGTTCTTTATTTTACGTTCATAACCGCTTTTCTCCTCTTCAATCTCTCCAACAAGTTCTTCGGCTCGCTCGGCTTCCTTTATCTTCTTATTGAAATTTTTGAGTTTAGTTTCTTTTGCCTCATATTTCTTGGTTTGTTTCTTAATCTCGCTTTGAGCTTCAGCAAGTAATGACTTTGTATCTTCAACCGACAAATCCAACTCTGACTCGTGTATAAATTCATGAGAACAATTAGGACAAGTTATGGTATCTTCAAGTTCTGCTTTGAGCTTCTTCTCCATTCTCTTATTCTCGGATAATTCTGAATCAAGCTCCTCCATTTCTTCTTTGAGCTTCTTTCGGTCTTTCTTCAGTTGAGTAGTATCTTCAACCGTTATCGCTTGAATTTGTTCTTCTCTTGTTTTGACCGCTTTCTTCCACTTCTCCAAGTTACCGTCAATTTCACCAATCTCTTCTTCGGCTTCGCTTATCTTTTCGGATAGCTCGTTCAACTCTTCTTCGGTATTATCATTAGCAAGCACTTCTTCTCTTTGCTCCACCAATAGCTCCTTCTTATCCGATAACTTACCTATCTCATCATCAATCTCCTTGTATTCGGCATTCTTTTCTTTGTAACGCAAATCAAGTTCTTCTATGACTGGATTTATCATATCGGCAGAAGTAATACGGTTCATGATTTCCTTTTTCTCTCCATCGCTCGCAGTGAAGAACGTGTAACGATTGTCCTGACTGATAATAAAATATCTCAACAAATCTTCACGGCTTATTCCGATAAGCTCAATAACTCTCTTGTTTGCTTCGTTTACCGATACAACTTGTTTATTCAACTTATCATTCTCCCATATCTCTATCTTTGCAGACTTGTTGCCACGAAAGAACTGACGACTGATACGGAGCTTCATTTTCAATACAGGGTTGTAAAGATGAAATACAATTTTACATTCTTCTTCATCCCGATTAATGAAACTATCTTTCTTGATAGCTCGTAAGCTCTCATTGGTAAGAGCTATACAAATTGCCTCAAACAACGTAGTCTTACCAGCTCCGTTGTTTTCTAAATTTCGGTCAGTTTGGTTGCTTCCGAAAATCATTACACATTTGTTTTGCTTAAACTCATAAATTGATTCTTTATGAGCAAACAAATTATACATTTCAATTTTTTCTGGATTCCACATGACTACCAAAGATAATTAGATTTCAACAATTTTTCAAACTCTTCTTTTGAAGTTATGTATCCATTAGAAGCGGCAGCCATTATTGAATTAACACGTATATCGTGCTCGCAACCATCAAATACTATTTCAGCAGCTTCTCCTTCCTCTCCTACTTCATAAATACTTTTGACGGCACTTACATAATGATTATTATCATCAAGACACCAAACTAATATATTCCAATAATCGCTCCCTTCCTCATCTGTTTTATCTATGTAGCCTCCGAAATTAGGAAGACAGACATTGAATTTCTTCAACTTGTTTAGAATATAAGGTTTATTGATTTTATTCAAATCGCATATTTCCTTAACTTTTGCTGAATTGATTACTCCTTTCTTTTCATCAACTTCAACATCATATATTTTTACCAATTTATGTTTCATTTTCTTGATTTTTGAATTTTACCTTTCGTCCATCCTTCTGGGATAGGCTCGTCAATCTTGCCTCTTTTGTTTATAACTCCGTTATTTATCCATATAAACCTTGAACCGTAGAAATGATGCTTTTCTCCCGATATACTAACGCCATACATTGGATTGTTCTTGCCTGAAAATGCTGCTGAAAGTTTCTTCTTTGTTTCTTCAGAAAGTTGTTTGCCGAACATATGATTTTTCTTTCCTTTTTGAGAATTTGAAATTCTTTCTTTTGTTTCTTTGGTATGCTTCCTGCCTTTCATAATCTCAGAATGTCTTTTCTTCCATTCTTCTGTATGAGGATTATGCTTTCCATACATCGGATTATTCCTTGGGTCTGATAAACGCTTCTTAGCAGCCTTTCTTATCTTCTCCCTAACTTCGGGAAGTTTAGCAGGATTGTATTCACTGGTATTAACGTCTCCTTTTGCTATATTGTAACCGATACTACGAATGTATGATTTATGCTTAACAATATAGACGTGTTCCCAAACTCTCAACTCATGAAGTGAATAACAAAGTCTCAATATCTTTCGTTTGAATTTATCCTTACCATATTTCTTAACGGCTAATTTGAAAAGTTCTCCACTACCAATGTATTTCTTATCTCCATTCAATTCATGTCTTCCAACATATATCTTTCCATTAGCAAGACAAGTAGTCAAATAAATATATCCGATAGGTTTCATATCTTTGTATTATTTGACTACTTAATAACTGCGGTGGATAAACTTACACCCTTTTTATCAAAGATAATCCATATGTAAGTTTTTTGCCAGATATTTGATTTTCACTACAAAATTTGATAAAGTCTTTTCTTATAGTCTTTGAATCAAATTCAAGAATACTATCAGATTCAGACAATTCAATTGCTTCTCTTTCTTCTACACTTTGGAACTTGCAATCAATTCCGTACTTTCCTTGTATCTCGGCAATGTTTATCTTTTGGCAATCTACCTTCTTACCAGTGAAGACAAATCTGATATGGTCATACTCTTCGCCTTCGTACTTTTCCAAAAGGTTCATCAAAGTCTCCTTGTCGTTAGCATCAATCACTTCCTTGATATACTTCGGAAACTTAGAAGGAAGGAACTTGGTTGAGCCGTTGTTGAATATGACCGTGAAACCCTTATCAGTGATATTCTCTCCGTAATTGTTTTGATAAGCAGAACCAGTATATATAACATTATCCGCTAACTTAGAAGCATTATGGTAATGTCCAATCAATACCTTCGTCCAACTCTCAAACATCGAAGGTTTGATAATGGAAGATACTCTTGACCCATCGTTGTTTACTACTCCGTCAAACCCTGAATGAGTTATCAAGAATAATGGCCAAGTATCGTCTATGTCGTGGTCAATGAGGTTTTCCTCAATTTGCGCCAAAACTTTTTCATATTCTGCCAGCCACTTATCATCCTTGAAATAAGGAATAAAAGCAACAACGCAGCCATCAATAAACTTGCGAACACCACTGCGATAAAGATTAACACAAGGCTCACTATACACGTCCAAATAACTCTTTTCATCATCACTATCTGTTTTATCATGGTTGCCTGGAATGACGTGCAATTCAATATCCTCTTCGGATAACA